CGCCTCTCTTGGTGTTGCCTCAATTGCTCGTACTAGTGCTGGTCTGTATGTAATTACTCTCCGCGATAAATACACCGCTTTGGTGAATGCATCGTTTATGCACCTAGATGACGCCCTTCAGAACTTGAGTTTTCAAGTTAACGCTGAAACGGTTGCATCTACTAAGACGATTACTCTGTGGACTCGTGTTGTTGCAACCGCCACAGACCCTACGGACACTGCTATCATATACGGCACCCTAACACTGAAGAACTCTTCGGTCTAAGGAGCATTTATGATGATGTCGTTCAAGCCTAAAATGGGCTCAATCTTCGCAGCTAAGAAGCCAGATTGGGTTCAACCAATGGGAGAGGTAGGCCCTCCCAAGTTTGACGCTAAGACTTACACCGAAGACGGTGTTAAGATGGCTGCTCAACGTCTAATTGACGGGATAAAATCCGGCAATGCAGACGGTGTTGTCTCAGCTATCCGCAATCTAATAACCCTGCTGGATTGCGCCGAGGACATGTCCAAGGAAGATTAAAGGGTATATATTGGGAGAGGGGTAGATCGGGTGTTCCCCGGTATCATACCCCCCTCCCTCTTTTTTGGAGTTTATTATGACAGTTTCCTTGACCCAATTAACCACTCGTTCTAAGCAGTTAGCTGACATGGTAGGAAGCTCATTTGTAGGCTCTACCGAGTGGACCGACTATATCAATTCGGGATATGGTGAATTATATGACCTGGTTGTGGCCTCTTTCGAGGACTATTTTACAACCACTGCAAGCTCAACTATTACGACGGGTGCGACATTCTCCCTCCCATCTGCTTTCTATAAGATTAGGGGCCTTGACTATTTAGTAGGTACTCAGTACGTCAACTGTACCCAATTCAACTTCAATGATCGGAACACCCAATCGACCTGGAAGAGCCCCGCCCTATACAACCAATCGGGTCGCCAGTACAGGATCGTCGCAGACACGGTTTATATCGTCCCTGCTGACCAGGCTGCGGGTACCTATCAAGTATGGTACGTCCCAGCTTTGACGCCTCTTAGTGCCGGTGGAGACCTCCTACCGACCTCCCTGACTAAGTTCGGCTGGGAAGAGTATATCTGCCTGTACGCCGCTGAGCGCGCACTCAATAAACAAGAATCAGATGTGACCGTAATCAGCCGCCAGAGACAAGAATTGGCAGCCCGAATTGTCAAGATGTCCGAGAACCGGAACATTGACCAGCCTGAGCGGATTACAGACCTACAATCCACCAATTCTAACTCCATTCTGAGGGACTTCGATGGCAATTAAAGGGTTTAGGAAGCCTTCCCAGGCTACTCCAGAAGGCCAAGCCCTAGCCAATGCGACCGGGGACTTTGCAAGACAACTTGAAAATAACCCTCTCCTAGACGGGCGTCTGCTTACTAGTAAAACTATTGGTACAGGGGCTACAAACGTACCACATTTATTAGGGCGTGACTGGATTGGCTGGTTTGTCACCAGTAAAACCTCCACTGCTGTGATATATGAGACTACTCAACTTAAATCGTCAACATATCTGACACTTATATCGACCGTAGCAGCTACCGTGGATATATACGTCTTCTAAGGAGCCTGTATGGCACTAGTTACTCAAATAATTGATGTGCCCCTTACGGCAGGGGTGGACTCTAAGACGACCGCATTCACCTCTTCTGCCCCTGGAACTGCTCAGTTTACCACGATATCAAATATGAGGTCCGATTACCGGGCGGGATTCATCCCCCGGATAGGATATACCGCATCGGCTAGCGGGACATTTACATCCCCTGCGTGGGTAGCTGCCAATACTAAACAAAACTTCTATAGTATCGGGCGTTCAGTCTCCAGTGATTTAGGAACGGCTGTTGTGTCTGCCGCTCCTGGCACAGTTAAGCGAAAGTCCTTTGGGTCTCAATTAGATACTGATCCGGTTTGGGTAGCATGTGCCGCCCAAAGTAGTAAGGTACTAACTGCCTGGGCGTATTCTGCGGCAACTGCTGGGCCGTCTACCGCGTTCCAATGGTATGACCCCGCTACAGATATAACCACCCAAAGTGGTGTTATAGGCGCGGTATTTACTTCTCTACAGGTAACCTCGGGCCCATCGAATGCGTATATATGGGGACTTTCGGGTGGAAACGTTTTATCCGTATATGAAGTAGGCGTCTCAGGCAGTACCGCTACTCAACTTACTAAAGTCAGCTTCCCTGCTGCTGTTACCGCGTTTGATGTAGTTTATTACTCTTCGGCATGGTATGTTATATACACAACCGGGGCGACTACGAGGGTCTTTCGGACTACTTTGTCTGGATCTACAATGACCGCTGGTACCGAGGTTGAGATACATGCAGCGATATCCGCGAATGTCTCAATCGCTATAACTCCTGGGACAACGGGTACAAACTACCTTGGAATGGCGTCATACGAGACCGCTGGAGCCAAGGTCTACGGGTATTTATACACCGCAGTAGCTACTCCAGTTCTTGTTATTAAGTCCGCGGGCACCGCAGCGACCTCTCCGATATTTAACCTGGGGGTATGTGATAGTCTAGCCGCATCCCCTCTTATGATTACATACACAGTATTAACGTCGAGTTTTCTTACAGGAAATGCGGCTCTCACCATGTCTGTAGCGGGCGCGATATCCTCTTCTGGGGTTGTAACATCCCCATATGGGAGTATTTCTCGACCAGTGGCGTTAGCAGAGTCTCCCGGAGGTACCCCTGTTGCTTACGTCGCCTCCACAGATATACATAACGTGGCCACATATGGATCTGCGGGATTTGGTAGTATTACCTCGAGTAGACACGCTCAATCATACCGGTGGAGCGCTGCTTCTGCGGTAACCCTCAACACTCATCGCGGGACGAACATTGCGGTTGTAGGCTCTCGTTACTGTATTCCTCAAATATGGGAAGGTAAAGTAGAGGGGGTTACTAATGCAACAGCAGGGTTCGGCTCAACCTCTACGCAACAAACTGTCGGATTAGTTATTATCGACGAGACATCTTCAACATACGCTCAGCACTTCCCCTTTGGTACAGCCGAAGTGATAAGTGCGGGATCTCTGTATGGACTAGATACGCAAAATGTTGGGCCTTCTGGTGCTTGGCCAATCCCAGCGATTCTGGCCTCGACCTTTGTAGAAGGTGGGGCAGGGAGTCTGGGTGCAGGTCGGTATAGTTACCGATTACTTAAGGTCTGGAGTGATAGTGTTGGTAATATAATGGAGGCGGTGAGCCCAGCATTTGTAGCTACTCCTTCAGCAGTGAGTAAATCATTTAACTTTACTGTGCCAGCCCAAGCGTTTCTTTTAGCCCACCCAGCCCCAGCTATTGGAGCAGGTGTTCAGATTAAGATATACCGGACAGAGAGTAACGGATCCGTTCATTACTTCCTACGCTCACTGTACTCAACCACAGCAGTTGCAGACACAACAGCAGATACTGCATTAGACTTTGCAGACGCTCTTACTTATGATGGTGGTGAACTTGAAGATCAAGAACTTAGCCACATAATCCATATGACCTCTTGGCAGGGTAGACTAGTAGCCCTTACAGCGGACTACCCAACTAAGGCATTCTATAGTAAGCCCCCAGAGGCGTTTAGGGGGGCTCGATTCGCAGCGGGACTAGAAATAGACTTCCCTCAAGCTGTCGGGGGTCTGACTGCCCTAGGGGGCATGGATTATGCACTGTATGGGTTTGCTAAGAATGAGATCTTCACTGTCTCAGGACAACCGGCGGGTGCTACAGGCGAGAACGGGTCTCTAGGCAGCCCAGAACTTAGGTTCAAGGGTATCGGGTGTGTAAATCCTAAGTCTGTTGTGTTAACTCCTAAGGGACTAGCATTCCAATCTAGTAAAGGCATCTACCTAATCCTGCGCAATCAGGAATTAGCCTTTATTGGTGAGGGGCCGTTCGAGGTTAGAACGACCACGATAATAGGTGCTTATGTTGACGAGACCCGGTCAGAACTCCATTATATCCTCTCAACCGGGGCAGAATGGGTGTACAACTGGCAAGACAGTCTTTGGACGGTATTCACCTCTATAGCTACCCCCTATTCAGTGGCTCTACAGGGGTCAACCCCAGTTATTCTTACTGCAGTAGGAACTTACGTTTTAGACTCAAGTTCTACCGAAGTTATTCCGATAACAATGACAACAGACTGGTTATCCCTTACAGGTATCCAGGGTTATCAGCGGGTTAGGAATGTTGAGTTACTTCTTGAGTACGTAGCGTCTCACACCCTTCAAGTGGATTTATACACTGACTATGACGAAACAACTGCGGTTCAGACTAGTACGATTGCTTCGTCGGCAATCACGCCCGCAGTGGGCGTCGGCAAGGCATTCCAAGTT